AAGAGCAGGCCAACGCGCGCGAAGGCCGGAGGCGCTAAGTGGACCCGGTAACCGCAAGTCTGAATCTCGCCACCGCGCTGGTAACCCTGGCCGGCAAGGTTTGGGACGCCACTCCTAAAGACGTGCAGGCCCAGCTCGCCGGCGACTACGGCAAGTTCCTGCACACCCTGGCCATTACGATTCAGCCGCCGGCCGCCGCCGGCAAGTAAAGTTTCAAGGGCCGCGCAAGCCCAGCGCAAGCTAAAGACCGCATGCACCCCGCAGATGGGTCACTCCCTGGGCGGAAACACAGCAATTCCATTCCAACCAAGGAGGCCAACCTATGGCCGGCAATTTCGAAGCAGTCAGAAAAGAAGTCTCCGCTGAGATTCTGAGGATTCTCAGCAACAACTGTGTGATGCCGCGGCTCATCAAGCGCGACTTCAACAAATACTGGGAAGAGGCCGGCCGCAGAATCGGCTCCTCTCTCGACATCCGCCGCCCTCTCCGCGTAATCGGCGCCGATGGGCAGGCATTGCAGCCCGAGGGCCTGGTCCGCGTCACGGTCCCAATGACGATTTCGTACTGGAATCAGGAGTCGTTTGTCTACAACGACACCGAAGAGGCCATGTTCCTGGACGAAAACAAGCGCGTGAGCTACTTGCGCCCCCACGTGGTGAACCTGGCCAACAAAGTGGACCGGTTGATGATGCAGTACATGCAGAGCGTCATTCCCAACTTCGTGGGAACGCCCGGCACGGTCCCCACCACGCTGGATGCGTACAACAGCGCGCAGACCAAGCTGAATCAGCTCCTCGCGCTGGGCGCCAACCGCAGCGTCGTTTACAACTCGGCGTTCAACCAGCCCACCGTGAAGGCCGGCCAAACGCTGTTCAACCCGAGCCAGGTAATCGGCAAGCAGTACCTGGAAGGCAAAGTCGGCCGCTACGCGGAATTCGACTTCATGCTGGATGAGCAAGTTCCCTCCGGCACGGTCGGAACCTATCTCGGCGCCGGCCAGGTCAGCGCGGCCAACCAATCCGGTTCCTCCATCACCACCAACAACTGGACCAGCGGCAGCCTGTCCCTCAGCCAGGGCAGCTACTCGGATCGAGTCACCTTCGCCGGAGTCTACGAGATCAACGGCCAATCGCGCCTGACGATCCCCGGCGTGCTGAAACAGTTCGCCGTGATTTCCCCGGTGACCGACACCACGGGCTCGGCCACCCTGCAGATCTTCCCGGCCATCATTCCGAGCGGACCCTATCAGAATTGCAGCGGCACGCCCTCCAATGGCGCGGCCGTGACGGTAGCGGGCGCCACCGGCGCAACCTGCCAAACGGCTTTCGCCCTGCAGGAAGAGGCTTTCACCTGGGCATCGATCCCGTTGCAGAACGTGGAAGAGTTCGGAGCCAAGTGCGAGACCATCACCGATCCCGAGACCGGAATCTCGATCCGCGTCATCTGGCAGTGGGACAACCGGCTGGGCGAAGTGACCGTCCGCATGGACTTCGTTTGGGGCATCGCCCAAACCTACGCCGACTATGCCGCGGCTGTGATCTACGGCTAACCGAGGCAGCCCCTCGAAAGGAAAACACGAAGATGAAGAACATCACCAAATTCTCGATTCTGCTCATCCTGGCCGCGGCCCTCGCCTTCGGCCAGACGATCACCCCCAACACCAGCCTCTGCGCGGCAGCCACGGCCACGGCGAAAAGCGTATGCCTCACTGCGGTAACGGGAGTCGCCAACCAGACCGGCCTGTATATCGACGGCGAGTACATGGTGGTCAACCTGACCAACACCCAGACCCTCACCGCCGGCCAATATGTGCCGGTGATTCGGGGAGCGCGCGCCGGCACAGCACCGGCAGCCCATGCCAACGCCACCGTCGTATGGCTGGCCCTCAACCCCGCCCAAGCCCTGGTACCCGGATCCAACGGATTCGTGATGGGAACGCAGCTCGGCGACATCGGCACGTGCACCCGCACGAACGAAGTCTACCTTCCGCACATCTGGCCCAACCGCGGAGTGAAGCGCGATTGTACGACCCTCGGCTACTGGGTGGATTACTCGCCCATCGGCCCTGACAATCCGATCCAGGTGCTTTCCACCGCCACCGCCACCGTGCCGGCAGCCAGCGGAAATTACGTACTGACCAAAGCGGATGGCATCGTGGCCGTTACGCTGGTGGCTCCCACCGCCGGATCGATGGATGGCATGATCATCCGGTTCTACTCGACGTCGGCCGAGCTGCACACCATCACGTGCTCGACGCACTTCATGATGGGGTCCGCCGCAACGAGCCTGCTCACTTTCACCGCGGAACCGGGGGCCGGAGTGACTCTCATGGCGTACAACGGGTACTGGATCATCGTCGCCAACAACCTGGTGACTCTGACCAGCTAACCGCAACTCACCACCAAAGAGCCAAGGGAAAAGGAAAAACGAATATGGCAGTCGAAGTCATCGGAGTGCCCGGCGAAAGCAACGGGTATGGAGACAGTATGGACGCGTTTCGCAACGCGCACCGCGATAACTCCAGAATCATCTTGAACCTCGCGCAGGGAAGAAAGAAAAACGACCCCGCGCCGGCATTCGATCCGGCGCACCCGGATAACGCCTGGCCCCTCATGATCTACCACCCGGAGTTTGGGGAGAAGGTCATCGGCCAGCATTTGAACCACCTCGATAAGAGCGTGCGCATGCACCTCGAGGGACAGAACAAGGCCGAGCTGGCCGCGGCTCTCAAAGCCGGCTGGCGCAAGGAGCCCTACGTCAAGCCGCAAATCGCGGTGCTCGATCCCGCCGTGGAAAAGGCCGCGATGAAGGCCAAGAACGACGAGCTGGAAGGCAAGATCGTGGCGCAAGCCGACGAATTGTCGAAGCTCCGCCAGGCAGTCGAAAAGCTCCTGGCCGCGAAGTAAACCCGCCATGCCCTCCACCACCAGCCAGACGATCATCACCAATGCGCTCTCCGCTCTCGGAATGTGCGAGCAGGGCGGCACGCCCAGCGTTTCAGACAGCAACGACGGACTGGTGCGCCTGAACATGCTCCTCGGTCAATGGAGAATCCAGGAGCTGTTCGTCTGGTCGGTGGGGCTGGCCCCTTACAGCCTGACGGCCAACCAGCGCTCGTATCTCATCGGACCCCTGGCGGCGGACTTCCCCGCCGCGCGGCCCGAGTATATCGAGCAGGCTCTGATCGGCATCGCCGGTCCTAATCCGTCGAAGCCGGTCAACCACCCGCTCAGAATCGTCTCCCAGCAGGAATACGGCTCCCATGCGGACCTCAACGCACTGGCCGCCATTCCCGAAGAGCTGTACAACGACCGGGCCAGCCCGATTTCCACGCTCTACCTTTACCCCGTACCGCGCTGTGCCACCGCTACCCAGTTGCTGCTTTACACCTGGGCGCAAATCGCGGACTGGCCGGACCTCACCACCGCGGTAGACCTCCCGGACGGATACGCGGAAGCGATCAGCAACGCGCTCTCCGTTCGCCTGGCCCCGGCATTCGGCGCGGCCGTGGCGCAGGAAGTACTCCAGACCTGCTCCGCCCTGGCCCAGCAGGCCGAGCAGAACATCAAGGCGCTGAACGCCAAAGCGCGGGGAATCATGATGGCCCCGCCGCAAGGAAAGTAAATGCCCTCCGCCACTCAGGAAATCTACCGCGCCCTCCGGTTACTCGGGCAGATCCGCCAGGGCCAGCTCGCCAGCGCATCGCAGAACGCGGACGGCCTGGCCACCCTCACCGACATGCTGGACGCCTGGTCGGCCGAGCGCGACAACATCTACAGCGTGGGCACGGCGAGCTATCCGCTGGTCACCGGCACGCCTGCCTATCTGATCGGCCCGGCACAAACCATCAACGCCCCACGCCCCATCCGCATCGAGCGCGCCGGAATCCTCATTGCGAATCCCAACGGCACGGGGACGCTGCGGCAGCCCTTGCGGATTCTCAGCGAGCACGAGTGGGATGAAATCGCCATCAAGATCGAGCAGTCCCCCATCCCCGAGAAGCTGTACTGCGATAACGCCTACCCGTACGCCACCCTGAACCTACTGCCGATTCCCATGTTCACAAGTGGCACAGCCCCCAAGCTGGAATTGAGCACCTGGTCGGCACTGACTCAGTTCGCGGACCTGACCACAGACGAAGAATTCCCCCCAGCCTACGAGCTGGCCATCCGCTTCAATCTTGCCCTGCTCCTCGCTCCCACCTATCCCCAAAACATACCGGACGCGCAGATGCAGAGGATCATCTCGACCGCGGCAAGCTCGCTCGCGGCCATCCGCGCCCTCAACAAATCCCTGGCCTACGAAGACCAGGACCTGGAGGCCTGGCGCGCGGCTGAACCACTGAACGATCCGCCCCCCGTACCGAAGGCCACCCCATGACCGCCACCACTCTGATTACCCGCGCGCTGCGCTTGCTGCGCGTGGTGCGCAATGCCGGGCAATCCGCCTCCAGCGTGGAGCTGGCCGAGGGGCTGCTCTCGCTCAATGACATGCTCGACAACCTGAGCACCCAGCGGGCGAACATCTACAACATCGCGACGGCCTCTTATCCCCTGGTGACCGGCACGCCTGCCTATCTGATCGGCCCGGCGCAAACGATCAACGCCCCGCGGCCCCTGAGAATCGAGCGCGCTGGAATCCTGACAGCCAACCCCAACGGCACGGGGACGATTCGCTGGCCCCTGGAGCTGCTCAGCGAGCGCGAGTGGGATGCCATCCCGCTGAAGATCTCAACCTCCCCGGTCCCGCGGAAGCTGTACATCGATAACGCCTGGCCCTTCGCCACCATCAACCTGCTGCCCATTCCCACCTGGTCGAGCGGCACAGCCCCCAAGCTGGAATTGAGCACCTGGTCGCCACTCACCGAATTCCCGGACCTGACGACGGACGAAACCTTCCCACCCGGCTACGAGGAAGCACTGACTTTCAACCTGGCCGCGCGGCTCTCCTCTTCGTTCGAAAAGGCCATTCCCGACGAGGAAATGCAGCGCATCACCAACACCGCGGCAGCCTCACTGAGCGCCATCCGCGCGCTGAATCTCACGCTCGAAACCGAGAACCGGGCGAACCAGTCCTGGGAAGCGCAGCAGCCCGATAACAATCCGCCGGCAGGCCCGGTGAACGCTTTGGAGGCGCCCAAGCAATGACCGCTGGAACCATCATTTCGAACGCGCTGCGCGAATTGAAAGTGCTGCGCTGGGCGGGCCAGACGGCCGCCCCCGAAGAGTCGGCGGACGGCCTCACCGCCCTCAACAACCTGTGCGACTCGTGGTCCACCGAGCGGCTGCTGATCCCCTACGCGAGCTTCGCCCGCTACGTCCTGGTGGCGGC